TGACAAACTCCTTCTTGTATCGGAAGTATTCGTCAAGTCGCGGGTCTCCCGTATCAAGACCGATGTCAATCTTGCCTTGGGAGTAGTCGTCAATCCACCTGAAGTCCTCGTCGTCAGAGGAGATGAAAGACATGTCGCCATCATTAAGCAGCATCTCACGCTGTACAGACTTCTCTTGGTCGATGATTTCTCTGATTGGCGTTTGCTTGCCTTTCTCGATACCAGCGACGATGGTCTGCTTAGCATGATCCTCGTTGTCTACTTCGCGCTTGCAGATCTCACGAAAAAGGACTCGGATAACCTCTTCCTCCTCCATACGTCCAGCAGCTACGTAGCCACCACATAGGATAGATGCTCTGTTGAGCGTAATCCACTTCTCACCATCCTGAGCCTGACGAATCATGCGAGCCGCCAGATTCAGCTTCATGTAGTCCGTGTAGTCATACGCCTCGTTAGTTGGCGTCTGAGCTTCAGCATGCTCGGTAGTAAAGTGACCGAACCGCTTGTACTCGTCTTTGATGATGATGTCTGGGTCGTAAGACTCGAAGCATGCACGAGACTCATTGATGCCAGACTCGTCGAGCTCTAGTCCGTGTGTTCTCTCGAAATACTTGACAAGCGCTCTAAAGTGGTCTCTATGTCGTTCAGGGTTTGTAACTCTGACCAACGCCTTGACACCCGCTCCACTTGGCGAAGTCCAGCATGAATAAACAAAATCGTCCGTGGCAAGAGCCCTTTTGGTCGAGTCAACATCAACGTGGTCAAAGTCGAGAATAATAAATCCCGAATGCTCAAAAAGCGCATCATCCTTACGAGACGAAAACTCCCCGCTGAAACAGACAACGGGGAGCTCTTGCTTTTTTGTTTTATCACCTTGACGAACTTCAGATACCAGAGTACTCGACTTCCCATTCTGAATCCGATCCAACGCTTGTTGTAGCGGTATGTGATGTGGTGACGTCTTGTCGAATACGTTTTTGAATATCGTGACTTTCATTGTCCTTGGCGATCATAAGGAGGATAAAGTAACCTGCAAGATCCTGTAGCGTGTCCTCCGTAGCATCTACTAGGCCTGCGTTTTGAATGCGCTTCAGCTTGTCGTCGATACGCACCTTGATGCCAGTGACAGCGTTAGCTTTTGAGAAAATGTTTAGAGGTTCGAGGGCAGCATCACCATACCTAGCGTTCTTCATAAGAAGAAGGTCCTCAAGCTCCTTGCATTTTTTCTTGATTTTGTTTCTTGTGTTCATCTAATGTTAGACTTGAATGTGAAATGAATTTTTTTGATACGATTTCCCTGATGACTATATGCTTCTCTGACTTAGCGTTCTTGCCGTATAGCTCTTCTCCGAGTCTGTGCATGGTTTTGGAATCATAGGAAGCTATGTCGTGAGGGTTGTCGAACACAGAAACTATCCACAAGACACGCTCGTGTACAACCTTCCGTTTCTTGAAGGCGACACGAGCGGTCATGTAGTAGATAGGCGCCCCCTTAGAATGGGAGGGCATCTTCTGTAGAGCTTTCTGCCTCCTTAGCGGCACGGCGCTCCTTGGCAGCTGCACTGTTCGGATCGAACACGCGGCAGCAAGCCTTACCGTTCTTGGACATGAACATTGTGACATACAAGTTGCCACCCTGTCCCTGTTCGTTACGCTTGGTAGCGTATTTCTCAATCATCTCTTGGAGTTCGGTGTCCTTAAAGCGGACGTTCCAAGACATCAACTCACCATCGTCATTGTAACGTGGTTCTTCGGCGTACCCTACGAGTACTGAATCATACTGCTTATCGCTCATGATAGAATTAAATTGTAAAAAAGGTTGTCAAAAATAAAGAATGCTGTTCCGTAAATCAAAATCTTACACCACAAATTCAGCGTAGTGCTTTTCTGTTTGCTTGTCTCCATTGAGATATGCTTGGATGTTTTCGAGTGCTTGGTGGAATTTCATCTCGCCTCGGAACAGAGTTTCCTCTGAACACTTCACATCAGCAGGGTAGAAGGGAAAGGCCTTCTCCTGCACCACCCAATAGAAATCAGGTATATCAAATACCTTTGTGTACACATAGGCTTGGATGTCATAGCTCCAGCTGTTGACGTCGTACCTAAACTTGTCGATTGAACGTGACGACTTAGAGTCGATGATGCAGTCGTCCTGTAGGCAGTCGAGAAATCCTTTGAGCGGAACTCCGTCGATATCCACGTTGAACTCCACCTGAAACTTACCGCCTGCAAAACGCTTGTCGTATAGGCCACAGTCCTTCAGGCGCTGGATCATCTCATGCGCTTTCTTCCAATCCTCTTGGCTTGCCAGCTCTTTGCCGACGTTCGCTGCTGTTTGTTCGGCTTTCCACTCCTTGTAGCGTTTCGTACTACGAGGATACTTGCCACCGATATCAGCAACGATATCGTCATCACTAAGTACAAAGTAGGTGTCATGTGCTTTCTCTGGTTCAAACAGGAGCATATCGTACAAGCTCCCGAAGGTTAAGGCTTCAGACTCTTTCTTGAGTTGACCACGCATGTACATCTCCCAGAGACGCATGTCTCCAAGAGCGTACTTAAGTGAGGAATAAGAGAGGTGGGGCTTGCCCACGCTCTCCTGCAACCTGTCGCGCATGCTCATCGCACAAACTTCTTCAGACCTTCAACTTGCTTCTCAGTGAGCTGAGTGCCGTACTTCTTAGTGATGGCATCGAATGCCTTCTTCTTGTCTGTCTGCGACTTGATGTAGCCAACAGCCTTGTCCATGATGTTTTCTACTGGCGCGTCGAGGGCTTTCGAAAGCTTTTGTACATGAGGATTGTCGACCATTTCCTGTTGCTTGGCGATGGCGTCTTCGACTTCATTAGCTGACGCAATAGACGTGTCGATTCCGATTCCGAGCATGGCAAGAGCTCGTCCGACAGCGGATGTCTCGCAGTTTTCGACATAGCTTGTTTTGTTGATGTTAGATGAACCTCGCTCCTCGTGAGCGTGGCCTTGAGCAATGATGTCTCCGTCAGCATCAGTGATGGTGCACTTACACAGGCACTGCTCTGAGTCAATCAGAGGGAACTCTGTGCGGATACCCCACAGGTTGTACTTATCTTCCTGACGGAAGAACTTGATGCGTTCGTTGACTTCAACGTACTGCTTACCACGGATGTTTGTGGTCTTGAACTTGTAGTTCGACATGATGATAGTGAATTAAATTATATTGTTAGATGACATTCGCATCTCTCTGACTCGATAAGGTTTCCACACCTAATGCACCTACCCTCTTTGAAGTATTTGTCTACTCGACGTGGCCAAAAGAACTGATTATCAATCCATTGCAGAATATCTTCATACCAGATTACCTTCAACAACTGTGTAAATTTACGCAACTTCTCCACGGGATGCAAGCTTTAGTTCGATTTTTTTCTGGAATTGTTTCAGGTTCTTGATGGTGTTCTTGATGGTTTTTAGTTCGTCGTGTAGGTTACGCACATGCCCGTACTTGATCTTGGGGTGCACAGCCATGCGTGATGCTACGCGATTGCTGATTTCTATTGCGTCGTTGAACTTGGCTACGTAGCTTGGGTAGCTGGACAGCATGGGCTCATGCTCTTTGCAGTAATGCACGACCGTGCTGTGGTCCTTGCCGAATACCTCGCCAATCTCTCGGTACGAAGTATAAGGCCTCCATGCGTTAGCCAGTGCTGTCCTGTCCTGCACGTAGTGCTGGAGCCTTGAATCGTTGTCAATGGGGTAGCCCATGCGATGCTCGTATTCGCGTCGTGCGTCGAGCATCATCTGCTTAATGTGTGTGTTCTCCATAGTATGCGTTTGCCATTTCTTGTGTGATTAGGTAGATGAGTAGTGACTTCATGATGTCCATGACCCCGTCCTTGAATCCACCCATAGCTGACACAGGGTCGAGTCTAAGGGATTGCTCGATGCCTAGCTCATCGAGCCCATCCTCGAAGCTAAGCATGCTCTTGAAGTCTTCGACAAGTTGAGCAGCAACTTCGTTGGTTGCATCCATGTACCACTCTACGATAGGTATGGCGGGTAGGTCTAGCCAGTTCTCAAAGCCATGCTCATCTATGTCGTTGAGAATCATGCCGAGTGCTGTCTGCTCAGCCTTCGTCCCGTCCAGATGTTCCTTCATCCATTGGATTACTTCCTCCTGTGTCATTGCCTAGTTTTTTGATTTCTCGTTCCATGAGTCGCCGCCGACCCCGTGCTGTTGGTGGTTGCTTGGATATGTTACGAAGGAATCTTAGATACTTGTCCATATAGTGAGCGGTTGTTTGTCTGCATTTTGTATAAGTCTTTGTTGTCTACGTTTCGTTGTTTACTGGTGAACCAGTGCATGTTTTTCTTTGGGTTGTACTTGTACTTGCGAAGGTTCTTGGTGTCTACCTTCTTGAACGTTGGGGATTTCTTGTAGTGTACGTCGATCATGTCGCACTCCACCCATGCGCACACTGTCTTGGCTTGGCCGTTGTAAATCTTCATGGCCGTAGGTACGCTGTTCTTGAGCGTGCAGTTGGTGAGCTCAAGGGATACGTTGGACGGGGCGTAGTAGTCGATGTCTGCCTTGCCGTTGTTAGCGGCGGGGTTGAGTCCGTAGTCCTTTACTTGCCAGCACATGTAGTTCGGGCCTTTACCAAGGTGAAACCTCACCTGAAAACGCTTCTTCTTCTTTCTCATCTTGTAGTTTTAATTTCATTTTGGCTTCGTAGTCTTGGAGCATACACTCCAACATCATCTTGTCTTGTGGTCTGCGGTAGAGTTCATACGCCTGCATCTTGTTGTCGATGCGGCGCATGAGCTCATCCATATACTCGTCAGTCATCAGCCTCGCTTGACGAACTTGAAAGCTCCCCAAAGGATGCTGTACTCCTTGACCATGCCTGTCTGAGCCTTGGTGCTCTGACGTACTTGCTTAGCTACTGAAGCCTTAGGCGCCGATGCTTTCTTTCGTGGCTTCTTAGACCAACGGACACCGAGGTCGCGCTGGACTGTGCTTAGCCCACACCCAAGCATCTCTGCGATGTTTGCCTGAGTGTACCCCTCAGCGTGCAACTTTTTAACTTCTGTCTTGCGACGCTTGCGGTCGGCTGCTGTTGTTGTTTTTCCTGCCATGTTGTTTGGATTGATAATGTTTTGAACTCTTTGTGTTGTGATGTTTAATCGTTGAGCCACCTCTTGTACGCTCACTCCTTGTACGTTATGTAGCCTACGTACTCTCACCTCGATGGGTACGTTGACTTGCTTACTCATTGTCGTCGATTCCGTGGATGCGGCACTCGAACTCTTTGGCAGAGCACAGACCTTTGAGGGCTTCGATAGCTTTGTCGTCAGAGTAGTCACCAACTTTGTCTCGCATCCAGTCGAGGTCGAGGTGTTCTTCGATGTCAATCTCTCGTGAGAAGGACACTTCGAAGTCACCGACGTACTCGTTCTCTTCGATGTTGATGCGCTGTCCTTCGAGTTCCTCGCAAGCGGCATAAACCCCAGACAACACGCCTTCCTTGTAGATAGCAAGGGCTACGTCCTTGGGAATGACGGGCATAGTAGCTCGCTCTTCGAGGTCGCGGTATGCTTGGCATCCGCATGGTGCGCTTGATGCTTCTTTCTCTTTGCGTAGCTTCTCGACCTCACATTCGAGGTTGTAGTTATCAACCACGAGCTTTTCGTTTGCCTCTTCAAGCTCCTTGACGAGCTTGGTCAGTGACTCTTCGCGCCCCGTCTGTTCAGCATACTGCTTCTTGGCCATCTCTTGGCGGAACTCCATCGACTCGATAGTTCCCTGTGCTGAGGAGATAGCGTTCTCTGCGTAGCGGATAGCCGCTTCGAGTTCGTTCTTGGATTCTTGGAATGAGTTCATGATTAGTTGATTTGAGATTGGAATTCTTCGTAGGTAACGAAGCCACCCAAAGTTGGGTCGTTCTTATCTGCTTCGTGGCGTTGATTCGGTGATACCCAGCAGTATTGACCGCTGGACATTTGGGGGTTGGCGGAGCGAAGGATTTTTCCGTCCTTCCACAGGCCGATAAGTGTGTCCTCAATCATGTTAAACATGTAGTTGTCCATTTTGGCTTTGTCGACTTTGCTCATTGTAATGTTGCTTTGAAGATTGAATTGACGCAGTCAATGACTACGCTCTTGGGTTGTGGTGAAGTTTGTAAATGTTTTTGTAGTTGTCGTGTAGTTTCAGGTGCTTCCCGTTCAATGTGTTCTACTCGGATGCGGTAGTCCCCGTCGTATGGGTTGGCACTGATGATGTCGTGTACTCGTACCATCGTTAGAAGTTTTTGTGGAGGTAGCCCGAAAGCATAAGCTGTTGGTTTACGTCTGAGGTTGGTGTCTTGAGGATGGCCTTCACGCCCTCGTCTTCCGACGCGAGCACGGGATCGATGTTGTACTCTTCGCAGATGAAGATGAAGTCGTTAATATGCATCGTCTGTAAATTTTGGTGAGTTCTCCATGATAAACTTGGCGACAAGCTCTTCGATTTCGCTGACCACCTCGTCTACGTCGTTGTTGTCGAGGTCGTACTCTTCTTGCATCAGCTTGGAGAGTCTCATGTATCCGCTGTCTGCATGAGCAGCTTCGCGGTGGTTGAAGCAGTCGCTAACGTAGCACCGCAGGTCGTATAAGGTTTCTTTAATCATGATTCAAATGAAATGTTATTGTCCATCCACTCTGACAAGGCGTCTTTGGGTTGGTCGTAGTTGTCTGAGTCTTTGGGTTTGGGGATTCGGAAAGCGTGCATCACGTAGTCGTCAACGTCGATGAAGGCGTGGTTGCGGTAGTACACAGCGGAGATGAACTCCGTCAGTTGTTCGAGGCCGTGCTCGTCGGGCTGATTGTCCATCACGTCACTTGATACACGAGCCACCAAGGACATACACAAGGGGAAGTAGTCCCATGCAGGGGAGGTGTCCTGTTGGTCCCACGTCAACCAACATGACTCGGTGGAGTCAGAGCGATTGGACATATCGACCTCGATGATGCGGAAGACCTCGACACTTACGTCGTCCATGTTCTCTGCCACCCAGTCGTCGTGGTCCATGTCATGTGGTACACAAGCATGGTAGTCCATGTACTGACGGGTCATGGTGACGATGACGTTCATAGGGTCAGAGTCGTCGATGTCTACGCACATCTCGTCCTTGCGATAGTCGCTGAGGATTTGGAGGATGTGCTTGTCTGCGAATCCCCGCTTGGGGAAGAACTCGCAAGTGGTGTCGGAGTACCCTTCGAAGAGTCCTGCGACAGCGTGGATTACTGCGTATTGTTTCATGATGAGAAAGGATTCTTGTAAGTTTTTTCGATGATGAGGTCAGCTGCCTCGTCGATGTTAGACAGGAGTGTGTACAATGGAGTGGTGCATGAGTGCTTGCCCTCCAAAGAGGCACATGACGCGGCCATTAGTGATGCCACATCCCTGCCACGGCTGAAGTTGAGGATGAGGTTGACCTTGCTCAGGTCTTCCTGAATTGCTTCGGCAAGTTGCCGTGTGTTCATGTCTTGTAACATGGTTATTGAATTGAAGTTTGAAAATGATTGATAAGTATTGTGTGTATATATACTCTCTTCACTACGTTCAGAGAGAGTATATATACCACACTACTAATAGAAGGGAGGTTGGGATTCGAACACAACTGCCATCAGCCTTTTACCACACTGATGTACGCACCGACTGCGCTCCCTTGATAAAGGTGAGGGAAAGGCGTGACGTTTCACGTCTCCCCCTCGATGGTCAAACTTCAATCAACCAATTCCTTTTCGAGAAGGCCATCTTCCACGATGCCTTCTATAATGTGGTCAATGATGCGGTCGATTACACCCGCTTGGTCGCTCCAATTCCCGTACCCTTTGGCGTCATGCAGGAACTCATTGAGTTGCTTGTACATATCGGAAGGGATGTGGCGTCGAAGATACTCTACCATGTCTTCGTAGTATGAATCCATAGTGATGTCACCCTCATCCCACTCCCGCCACAGGTTGCAGAACCCGTTGTTGTAGTAGTCGTACCCGACACGAGAGATAGCACGGAGGGCTTCGGGCCACCCGTCTTCCGCTTCGCCTGATGCAGGGATAAGCTGTTCCCATGCCTTGCTGTACTGCTCTTGGTACTTGCCTTCATTGTCCCAGTAAGTACCCCATGGTTGGTCTTTCACTTGTGTATCAGCCATTGTCTTGTTGTTTTTCGGTTTGCCACTTGTTGTAGCCTTTCTCTACGGCAGTGTTGAGAGCCTCTGCCTGCACTCGATCGATTGCCCGCCCTTGCATACGAGCAAGCTCGATGATTACGTTTACGATGTCAGTCATGCCATGTATGAGATTTCAGATGGGTTGTACCCAAGTTCGTATAGTGTTGATTCCAAGTCCTCGACGTCATCGAGGTTGACGATGGTAATGATTTCCACCTCTCGTGTAGAGTAGTCGAGGATGGCTACTTGATTGTCTTCGAGTGTTACTTTCATGAGTATTTGTTTTCGATTCGTTGTTTGGTTTCTTCACAGCATGCAACCCATGCCTCCATGTTCACGAAGGAGAACTTGCCCGCTTCGCAGTTTGCTTTGTAGTCCGCAAGGATTGCATCCTTGTTCTCGATGTATTGGTCGAGTCCTTTTTGTAGGCAGTCAATCACCACCATTTGTACGAGTGCCCCGTACTTGGAGTAGCCCTCCGTCAGGTGAGTGAGGAACTCCGCATTTGTCATTTGTTTGATGTTGTCCATCGTAATTGATTTGAAGTTTGTTATTGAGAGGTGTTGTATATATCTCTCTTCACTACGTTCAGAGAGATATATACTAACACTCTCTATTTGAGGCTGAACATCGTGTCCTTGAAGGCCTCTTCGAGAATCCTTTTGTTGATATTGTCTGCTTTGAAGTACGCCTCGATGAGTGCACGTTCGAAGCTCCCGCAGTTCTGCTGTCGCAGTTCAAGTCGTTCGTATTGTGTCATGCTGGTTCGTTTGGGGTTTGCCACCACTCGATTTCTTCGTCGTGGAGGCGGAACTCGATGCATCCGCTGAGGTCTCCGTTCCACACCTCAATCCACACTCCGTGGTCGTCAGGAGCGCCCATTATGTGGGATGCGTAGTGACCCGCATCTTGCAGTGCTTTGACTGCACGTTCGCATTGTTCTTGTGTCATTGTTCTTTCGGTTTGGTGTTGGACAACTGCTCCGCAAGGGACTTGTTGTGCTTGACAAGCTCGGCCTCCTGCATCTTGGCGAGGTCGATGATGATGTTGAAGATTTCTTTGCTGTTCATAGGTCAATGATTACGCCCTTCTCTTCGAGGGCATCGGTGATATATTCAGGGAGTTCGAAGCATCCATCCCACCCAGTGAGGCGTACATCTCCGTTGTCATCCCAGCACACTTCGAGCACACCGCCTGCATAGAAGCGCTCCCCCCTTGACTCAACGTCATACGTCTTGTACCGTCCACCATACCTGTGGTTGGGGTCAATCTCGATGGTGGTGTCCATCTCTACGTTCCCTGCTCGGTCGTGGTCGCCGTACAGGGTGCTTGTCATAGCTACGTGTGGTAGCGTGGTCTTGAAGTTGAGTTTGAATTTCATTGGTCGATGTTTTCGGAGTCCACGATGATGTCGCAGAGCAACTTCTCTTGGAGTTGCTCGGCATCGTCAGCCCATGAAACGAGCGTGTCGATGGCAAGTTTTGCCGTGGATGTGCCAGCTTGTGGCACGTTTGAGAGGATGGAGGCCATCCCCTTCACGTCGTCAGGCACAAGCCGAGCGCACCGATTGAGTTCGTTGAGTCGCTTCCCGTGGTGGAAGTCGTTGAGGAAGAGCACCGCCGCACCGACGGGCTGAGAAAAGAAGTTGTCCATGAGATTGGAAATTTGAAGTTTGATACAGACCCCGTAAGGGGTTTCGCCTATTCAAGGCTCATCAGTGTACCTGTGGTGTCAGTATGGGGGCTTGTCAGGTGATGATGAGAGAGCTGCATCAATCGCCTTGGACATTAAATACTCTTCGAGTTCTTCATCCAAGTGGTAGTCGAGGATGTACTGCCTTGCCGCAGGGTCGTCGCCCAACACCCTGTATACATCTACACTTGTCATGTAGCCTGATTGGATGACGGAGTCGATGATGTCTGAAACGTTTGACATGATGATTGAGTTTTGAAGTTTGACATTTGAGAGGGTTCGTATATTACCTCTCTTCACTACGTTCAGAGAGTAATATACTCACCTCTCTATTAGGATTGGAGGATTGCCACCACCAAAAGCGTGGCCATCCATGCAAGGAACGCGAGGAACGCGATGTTCAATCGTTTGTTCATCTGAAAGCGTTTAAGTTATTGATTATCAACAGGTTCGATTGACTTGATGTTGTGTCCATTTGGCACAAGTTCGAGTGCTCTCTTACGCGCATGGTCGATCGACCACGCCTTGAACGTGAGCGCATCCCAGTCATCTCGGTCGAAGCCGTAGTAGTAAACCATTCGGTACTCCTTAGAAGGAGTAGATTTGGGGAGCCAATCGCTCATCGTGCCCCGCTTGGGGTAGCGCTCCCATACGTTCATGTGAGCTTGATTTCGCAGTTGTTCTTGAAGTCCCAAATGGCTTCCTCACCACGCGCTTTCGCAAGTTCGAGAGCCACTTGCTTGGACTTGACTACGTCAGAGATTTCGATGAAGGCATAGTTGTCGTCGTTCACCCACGCACCGATTACCTGCATACCCGTGTCGGGCTGACGCTTCATGAACTCAACTTTGAGTTTCATGATTTCTCGGAACTTGTTGAAAGACAAGTCGTTGTTGTCCTCCATCTCGACGGAATCCGCCGCACCTCCAACGGCATAGCCGTCATTTCCTGCATAGGTGAGCAGGTCAGCGTTTACGCTGAAGCCCTCGCTCTCTTGAACGAGGAAGTATAAGGATTTAATTGTCATCGTAGATGAATTTTGAAGTTTGATACAGACACCACTTTCGTGGTGTTTCGTCCAATCAGGACTCATCAGTGTACCTGTGAATTGAGATTACATCTCAATCAAGTCCTCCAAAGTCATCTGCTCAAGGCAGGTGAGTTCGTCCCACTCAGCGGTCGCACGGACCGCGTCGAAGGAAAGGTGAAGGTCGAGGAGGTCAGCGATGAGCTGACGGCGGATGTCTGCAAATGTCTGCATAGGGAAATTGAATTGAAGTTTGAAAATTGAGTTCAAAGTGTATCTAAGATATATACACTCTTCATAAATGAAGAGAGTGTATATATCAAGATACTCTAAGGGGTTATCGAATAAGCTCTCGGAAGATGGTAATCTTCACAGCGCCTGCTGTTGCGTCATGCAGGAGGTCTTTCAGACCTTGCAAAGCCCAAATCATTCGTGGCTTGTCGCCATCTTCTTCGTTATCAACGAAGGTGTCAAGCCAATCGACAGCTTCGCTGAAAGCGGCAGAGTCGAGCGTCGCGTCCTTCGGGTAAGAGGAGCTGATGAATTTGATATCTTCGATATCAAGGTCGGAAACAAGGTAGTTCATTTTCAATGAATTAAGGGTTATCGATTAAACTAATCCTTTCAGGATTAGAGTTGGAATGGAACATCTTCGAAGCTAACTTCGTTAGAAGGGGAGGAAGCAGGAGTCATAGACTCCATCGCAATCGCAAGGCAGGCCGTGAGAGCCTCAATCTTTGCTTCCAAGGAAGCAATTCGAGAGTCATCAGCAGTCACTGCTTTAGCAGTGGAAGCTTCGGCCTCAGCCTTGCGAGCCTCTGCCTCTGCCCTGCGCTTTGCGGCAAGCTTGACTTTCGGTGAGTTGGCTTTAGCCAAAGACCGCTTCTCATCCATCTCTGCAAGAGATGCTTTAGCTTCGGAGACCGAAGCTGTCTTAGCCTTCGGAGAAGGCTTGACTGGAGAGTCAGCCTTCCCATGGAAGGCTTTCTCTTGGCGGTCAGCAACTCGTTGCTGTGGAGTTGCCTTCTTCGTCGTCTTACGACGACGCTTCGTAGCCTTCTTCGAAGGCTTGTCGGCAACCTCTTCGAGGTTGTTGATGAAGTCCAAGGCCTCACTCAGCAGCTTCGCTGCTGCTGCTTTGCGGGCTGCTGTTGGACGGAAGGTGGCTTGGTTGACAGCCTTACGGCAGTCGGAGAAATTGAAGTTTGACATGAGATAATGTATTAAATGAAACTCATAGAGTTTCGTTTCATTTAATACATATCTCTAGGGTTCGGTGTATTCACTACACTATCGAAGATAGTAGTAGTGGAGATGAAAGCCGCTAACACATTGAGAGATAACTCGTTATCTCCGTATGTTAGCCATCACGAAGACCGACCAAAACGGCACCGATTGTTTCCCCTGAAAGGGGAAGAGTCAAGGTCGAAGGATGGATTGGGGAGGGATTGTCCCACCGCTTAGGAGACGGCGCAAGCTTCGCAGGTCTCATGCAGTGGTAGAGCTAACCTTACCTAACTGACTGAAAGTCAGTAGGTAAAAAGCTAAAAGTATTCCAGCAACTATCGAAGATAGTTGGGGGGTGGGGTTGGGGAATCGGTTTCGGTTCACATGCGCAGTCGTGCGGAAGTATATATAATCCCCACCATCTACATTTCTGGTGCATTTTTTTGGATCATTGACTTCAGTATCAAGAAAAAACCACCAAAACTGATCTAACACCTTATCAACAACACATCAGAATCTACTACTTAATCCTTTCATTTATAGCCAGTTAGAGTCTTTTGTTTAAACTTTTGCTTTAGGGTTGACTTTTAAGATTTTCCTTTATACCTTTACGGCATCGAAGCGATTCAGAAGTAAGAATAAGCATGCAAAGTTGGTTTTTGTGTGTACACAGAAGAATCCTTTTTCTTTATGGCGCGAGAATAGTTGTATCTAGACATGAGAACAGCATATAGAGCCCAATCGGGCATGAAAGTACAGAAGGATCCCCCCAAGGGTTATCGTTACAACGAGGCTGGGAACTTAGTTCCTGTGGATTTCAGTGAATTTCACAGTGAGGGGGACAATTATTTGAATCTTGCTGCTTTGGACAGCATTGTTCAGTCCCCTTACCGCAATGCTATGATTGATTTTGCGGAGTTTAGGGACCAAGTAAGAAGGGTTGAGGCTGGTCCTGACTCACCAGACCCGTATAGGCAGCGTCAGATAGTTACTGTTGATGGTGTCGACATACCTGTAGGTGTTGGGAGGGGTGCTTACCAGTTTGACTACCCTACAGCACAGACAGCATACAACAGGTTGAAGTCTATTGCAGAGAAAAGGAATATGGAGTATCCTGAGTTGAGTGACGATGAGCTGAGGGATGTGAGCTCTTTGGATCCAGAGATACAGGACATGTTGTTTACGGCTCACTTTGCCAAAGACCCTTCTACTTCGGTTGAAAAGGTTCTTTCTAGCAAAGAGAACTGGGCTGATCAGTATCAGGTTGGACACTTTAAGGGTGAGAAGGACAGAAGAGATCACTTCAGAAGCCTTATGCAATGATTGTAAAGAAGAAAGACGGGTATTACGTCAAGAGCGAAAAAGGGAAGGCTTTAGGGGGTCCTTATGGGAGCAGGCTGGCTGCTATGAGGCGGCTTAAGCAGGTTGAATACTTTAAAAATAAGTAATTATATTTGCTGTCATGAAGACAATGAAGAAATACAACAATGGGGGTAAAAAACCCCTTTCAAAGAAAGAGTATGAATCCATTATGGACAGGCTCAAAGCGTATATACCTCAGATGGGGGCAAACGCGGAGAGCTTTCCGTCGGATACGTACAGACCATATCAAGAGATGACCCCCAGGGAAAAGTTTCTTCAGAAAGAGAGAACGTTTGACCCCCATGGGTATTACGTTGGTCAGATAGAAGAAAGCAACTTGCCAAGACTTGTGCGTGGCGTTGATCAGGTTGTAACTGGTATGGACTATCGTGGCGAACGCGGAAACCGCAGAAGAGAAGAGATGCTGGGGAATGGAAGGAACTTGGTTGCTGAGCATCTCAAGATGCTGGAGGGTGACCACGATCCAAGAGAGTATGGATACAGCAGAAGTGGTTTGAGACAGCAGATTGAGTCTCAGTATGATACTCCTCACGAGGGTCCTCTCTCAAGAAAAAGAGACGAGATACTTAATGAGTTTGACAAGGAGACAATGAGACTGATGCTCGAAGAAAACCGCAGACGCTTGAATCGTGGTGCCGAGGGCGGCATGAAGTACAGATTGCTCAAGAAGTAAGTGAGGAAACACTACTTCAACCCGAAGCAGAAGCGAAAGGACTCTGGAGTAGAGAATGAAAAAAGACGCCTAAACAATGAAGCTGTCAAAAAATCTGTCGCTCGCAGAAGTGACAAAAAGCACCACGGCTAAGCGCTTAGGCATAGATAACACCCCCGATGACTGGACTACAGAAAATCTTCGACAAATTGCGCTCAACGTATTTCAACCTCTTAGGGATGCTTTCGGGTGCCCTATATACGTGTCGAGCGGCTATCGCTCAGCTGAGCTCAACGCTGCTATCGGTGGCTCAGAGCGCAGTCAGCATGTGGAAGGAAGAGCACTCGATCTGGACGCAGACGTTTTTGGACGCTGCACAAACTCTCAAATCTTCCAGTATATACTCAACAACCTTACGTTTGATCAGCTTATTTGGGAGTTTGGTGACGAAGACAATCCTGATTGGGTTCACGTCAGCTTCGTTTACGATGGGATTAATCGTGGTCGGTGCCTCAAAGCTTGTCGCGATGATCAAGGGAAAACTTACTACAAAGTAATATTTGAATAATGGCTACACTCACAGTAACAATAACAGAGAACGTCACCCTCAATGGAAAAGAAAGGGGTAGCGAAAACACCCTTGAGATAACGGGTGTCAATCAAACCATGGGCAGGATAGTAAGCACACCTGCTGATGGGGGTGGGGCAGCTACTCAAACCACCATAGCTAACTTTAGAACTGCTGTCACCACGGCAGATAGCGCTATGGATGACGACGATGTAAAGTACGTGAGGGTAACGAACCTTGACGAAACCAACCAGATCATCTTGTCTTTGCAGATAGCTGCTAACGGTGATGCCGATGCAGACTCTTCAGCCAGCATACTCTTGGGGGCGAAACAGAGTTTTATAGTGCACAAAGGTGTTGGTGTAACTGCTGTCGACGATGACTCCGCCACAGCTGTAACTGTACTTAAAGATCTTGAGAGCATCATAGCTATCAACGACAACAATGTTGACGTAGACGTAGAAGTCTTTGTTGCTAGTGCTTAAAGCTCTAGCTCTTTGTAAAACGACTGCACAAGAAGCCTTGCTCTCTGCGTGAGAGCATATCGTACTCTGTAGTTGTATTTGGTCTCTTCTCTAAACAAGTGGTCCGCCATAGTCTGTGACGGGGTCATCTTGTCAAAGTGCTTGTATATATAGCCCTCGTTAAGCAGTGGGTATATAATCCTTTCCCCTAGTTTCTTTTCTGAATAGTCGTACTCTTTAGATGCGTGCTTTAGAGTAAAGAATTCCAGATCGTAAGCCCAGAGCATAAACATCATCTCTCTCTCAAAGATGTCCTTCTTGTGGCAGAAATTCATCATAGTGCGCCTGTAGTTCTTTAGGTAGTTCTTTTTTACGTACCTTTGATTGAGGCGAGAAAACTCTCTAAAGAGTTTCTTTTTTGAAACAACGCTTTTTGGCATTAAACTAAAGATATGGATAAGTACAAAGGTATGGAACAAGAGGGATTTTGGTTCGAAATGCAAGAGCTTGCACATTCTTTTTCTGATGTAATAAAGAAGTATGGGATGGAAGATCAAGTCATATCAGCTATAGTGGTAGGTGTGCTTGAACCCGTTGACGAAGAAACAAGCAACATGAGAGCTTTCTTTTACTACAACCTCGAAACTCAAGAGGAGCTAGATGTTGTGAAAGACTTTATGACAAACTCTTACTCACCGTCAGACGATGATGACTTTGACATCGATGGATTACTCGACGGACTGGGTATATCACTTAATTAAAATGCAAGGACTTATTAGGAAAATTATTGTCGGCAGAGACCCGAAAGACGCGATGGCGTACTATGTAGGGATGAAGGCAGGCACAGGCAAGGTTAGCGCTATAGTGTTAGACGAAGAACACTTATACAGATACAGTAAGAAAAGATATCTTGTATATTTGCAGTCGGATGACGGTCAGGTGCTGTGGAAGTCTGTCGACGACATGCCATGTATGATAGAATTTGATTGCAACTTCTGATGAATAAAGACAACCTATATACTGGTGGCAACGAGTTTGCTAGACCTAACGGAAAGCCGTATGTAGGGAGTTATCATATCCACGAAGGTAGAGGGGCTATGTCTGGGGCCTCTCATACCTCAAGCAGTGTAAACCTTACCCCCATCACTGCAGCAGCCTCTAAAAAGGTTTCTCAGGTGGAGGCGGAAAGACAAAAGTCCTTTATAAGGACCTCTAGACAAAACCCACGACCAGGGTCACGGTCAACTTTATATTAATTAAATGAAGACTTTACATGTGTTCGTCGTTGAGCTTGAAAAACAGATCAACGACACGATTACCACGAAGAGTGGTTTGGAGCTGTATATCGACACACGTTTCGAAGGCAGCGAGTTTAAGCACAGGGTGACTCAGGGCCCCGTAGTTTCTCCACCGCTAAAGCATAATACTGGCGTAAAAGTTGGAGATACGCTTTATTTTCACCATCTTGTGGTCATGAATAAAGGACAGGCACTTACTGGTGACGACAACCACTTTATCGTAATGTACGACCCAAGAAGCACGATCAACAATCAAGCTATAGCGTACAAGTGCAAAGAGAGCGGGGAGATACAGCCTTTGGCTGGGTGGACGCTACTGGAGGAAGTTGAGCAGGAAGAGCTCCACCTAAAGTCAGATGTTATTGATATCGTAGAACTCAAAGACAAGCTACCGACAAAAGGTAGAGTGGCTTTTAACGCTCCCTGGATAGAAGAAAGCGGGCTTAAGGTTGGCGACATAGTCGGGTTCAAAGAGAACAGAGACTACCGAATTAACATCGAAGGCAAGGAGTACTACAGAACTAGATTAGAAGATTTGTTGTATGTCGAAGAAGAAGTTCACAACGATTGATGCAGCTCAGCGCCTTATGGCGAGCATGGAGGCGGCAATCGACAACATGATCGACGAAGTGAGGAAACCTGTTGATCCTGAGATCAACGGAAGCGCACGTAAGGCCGAGCTTCAGTCCATCAAGCAAACAGCTACAGACTGTAAAGAACTAATCGTTGAAAGACAACGGTTAGAACAAATGATAAAAGACCTATCTACAAATGGAGGCATCGAAGAAGCCAGAGACTACAGCGGAGGTTTCGCTGAAAAGTTCTCTAAATGATTGGAAAGAAGTTGTATATCAAATGAACAAAACAGACTTTAGGTTCTGGGAGGAATCCTGGAACGACGAATTCGAAGATTAAGCGGCATCCTCCTTTCGCCAGGCGGCCCCCTACGCAAACAAGGGGTAATCAAACTGGGGCGTAGTTCAGTTGGTTAGAGCGTCTGTCTTATACACAGGAAGTCGTGGGTTCAAGTCCCACCGCCCCAACAAATAAAATTTAAACCATGGCAAAGAAACAAGGAGTAGGTGAAACCTACACGAAAACGACCGTTCGGCGTAAGGGGGTGCACGCGAAAACCAAGCAGTCCAAAAACAAAAACTCTAAAAACTACAAGAAGGTATACAGGGCTCAAGGGCGTTGAGGGTATATATGTGTCCACTTTTTGTGCATGGGGGTATATATGTGTCCACTTTTGTATCTTTACGGCATGAGGCTCAAGAAGCGCAACTACAAAGAAGAGTATCGTAAGTACGGTAAGGGCGGGAAAGCCAAGAGGTACCGCGCGGCCTTGAACAGGATAAACAGAAGAAAGGGCACGTATGGCAATGGGGACGGACTTGATGAAGCTCACGTTGGGTCTTCAAAGAGAACGACTCCTATGCCAGCATCCAGAAACAGGGCTAACAACAGGCCTAGGATAAGACGCAGCAGGTAACTGTATGCGCCCGTAGCTCAGCTGGACAGAGCATTTGCCTTCTAAGCAAACGGTCACAGGTTCGAATCCTGTCGGGCGTACTAAATTGAATTAAAATGGCTGATTACATCTGCAACTGCAAAGAGAAACACGAAGAGTCAAAAAGCGGCGTATCCATTAAGTTTGGATCTGACGGAGCTTACCACGACATAAAGTGTCCATGCGGTAAGTACATGGAGCTCAAGAACCCAAAGTCTGGGGCACCAAGTTTTAGAAGCAACCGTTATGGTCAGGTATTCTGATGAGGATCCTATCCGAATTTGCCCCAAGGGTACGGAAGGTGAAAGTATTGAACTTGGTGGGCTGGTCATTGTTCTTCCCGCTACACCTCCCAAGGAGGAAATTGCTGGACATGGAGCCACAAAGCATATGCAGCTGTGGCAGAGAATTCCTATGCCCCAGGAGCTGTCTAGGATTAAGTCTATGGATGAGTGGGGGGAGATGCCAAGGGAGTTTCGACAAAAGTTTTCTCCGTATATCGAAGAAGAGTTTCGCCGTCGGCGTGAGGGCTTTTGGTTTTATAATAACGGTGAGCCTACATATATTACGGGTAGGCACTACATGATGCTACAGTGGACTCGGATGGATATAGGTTATCCGAGCTTCCTAAACTTCCAAAGAGAAATTTTCTTACATTTGGCAGCGTGTGAGGCGGACCCGCGCTGTATAGGCCAGCTGTATACTAAGTGCAGGCGGAGTGGGTATACGAATATCTGCTCCGCCGTCCTTCTTGATGAAGCGACGCAGGTCAAAGACAAACTCCTTGGAATCCAGTCAAAGACTGGTAAGGACGCTCAGGAAAATATATTCATGAAGAAGGTGGTGCAGATGTTCCGCCACTACCCCTTCTTCTTTAAACCCATTCAAGATGGTACCACTAACCCACGCATGGAGCTGGCTTTTCGCGAGCCGAGTAAGAGAATCACGAAGAAGAATAAGACTTCGCAGACGGGCGAAGCTCTTAATACGGTAATTAACTGGAAGAACACCACTAACAATGCGTATGATGGAGAGAAGCTCCACATACTGTATCTAGATGAGGCTGGAAAATGGGAAAAACCTACAGACATAAGGGACGCCTGGAGGATTCAACGGACGTGTTTGATCGTCGGTCGAAAAATAATCGGAAAGGCCCTGGTCGGAAGCACCGTAAATCCAATGGACAAGGGTGGAAAGGAATACAAGGACCTTTGGAAGGATTCGGACCCGAACGAGAGGAACAAGAATGGCAGGACTAGAAGCGGCCTGTATAGGCTGTTTATACCAGCATATGATTCCTTAGAGGGGTTTTTTGACAAGTACGGTAATCCAGTCGTATCCGATCCAGAGGAAGTTGTAGAAGGGTTAGACGGTGAAGACATTGTATTTGGAGCCAAGACGTATCTCAAGAACGAAAGAGAGAACTTGAAGAACGATGCGTCAGAGCTTAATGAGGTTATTCGTCAGTTTCCTTTTACAGAAGACGAGGCCTTTAGAGATAGCATTGATGGGAGCGTTTTTAATGTTGGCCACATATATGAACAAATACAATACAACGACGACCTTTTTCCAAATCCAGTAGTAAAAGGCAACTTTGTCTGGAAGGACGGGGTTCAAGATTCGGAGGTTGTATTCAAGCCAGACGCAAAAGGAAGGTTTAGAGTTTCTTGGATGCCCCCAGAGAATATGAGAAACCAAAAGAAGTTTGAAAGAAGTAAACGCATTGCACCTAATGCAGAGCTGGGGGTAGGCGGGGTTGACTCTTATGACCTTGATGCCACCGTCGACGGACGCGGGTCTAAGGGTGCGCTACACTTGTACAACAAGTTCCACATGGAGTACCCATCGAACATGTTTGTGCTTGAGTATGCGTCCCGTCCGCCTCTAGCTAAAATCTTCTATGAGGACTGCCTTATGGCAGCTGTGTTTTATGGGTACCCATTGTTAATTGAAAACAATAAGTACGGTATCGCAAGGTACTTTGAATCAAGGGGTTACGATGGATACTTAATGGAAAGACCTAAACACCTTGTTGCGCCAAACAGCTCTATAAAAACTAAAACCAAGGGTATACCGTCTAACTCTCAAGATGTCATTCAGGCTCACGCTCACGCTATTGAAGCATACATACATGACCACGTTGGAATAAATAGAGAGACTGGTGACTATGGGAAGATGTATTTCAACAGGACCCTTGAGGACTGGATTGGATTTAAGATCAACGACAGAACAAAATTTGACCTTACCATAAGTTCTGGATTGTGTCTTTTGGCCGCGCAAAAAGTGAAGCCAAAAGAGAAGACATCTAGCTTCGATGAGCGCAAATTTTTTAGGCGATATGAGGTGCGCGGATGATTTGTTATATTTGCCCTAAATAATGTATAAATGTATAATAGGGACAAATCGTCTTCTGGCTTCCCCAACCCCCTTGCTAGCGAACAAGAAAAGCGTGACAAGAGCTATGGGTTGCGGTATGCAAAAGCTATAGAAAGCCAGTGGGGTAAGATGGCAGATAAAAGTTCTCTCTACGGAAGTAGAAATGAGATCTTTAGTAGAAACAGGAATTATGCCAACGGAACCCAGGACACCAGTATATACAAACAACTGCTTACTTCTCTTGCGCCAAACAATGGCGAGGGGAGCTTGCTTAACTTGGACTTTACTCCTGTCCCAGTGCTTCCTAAATTTGTTAGGGTTGTTGTAAACAAAATACTGTCAAGAAACCCCTATCCAAACCTTGAGGCTGTAGACCCTCTCTCCTCTTCAGAAAAAAACAAGGAGAAGAACAGAATCAGAACACAAGTAGCCGTAAGAAAGCAGCTTGAAGAACTTAAAGAACAGACAGGTGGTCTTGTTCTTGACGAGGATCCAGCAAACCTTCCAGAGACGCTAGAAGAAGCTGAAATCTTCTTGGATACAAACATCAAGACAGACGCAGAGATAGCAGCTCAAGTTGCCACTAACCTCACCCTCTCTTGGAACAACTTTAATGATGGGACATACAGGAGATGTGTAAACGACTTGACGGCCCTTGGATTGGCGGTTGTAAAAAGAACTAACGATCCCAACTACGGTATTAAGGTCGAGTACGTAGACCCAAAGAACTTTGTCCACAGCTACACCGAAGACCCATTTTTTGAGGACATAGTGTACGCTGGACACATAAAGGAAGTTACTGTAAGTGAGCTTAAGAGAATGGCTGGTGGCGAGCTCACAGAAGATGACTTGAAAGAGATACTTAAGGTAGCTTCCAAGAAGTCAAGCAAGTACGGTGCGTCTCCATCTGACTACAGAGCATACAACGCAGATAAAGACTACAGCGAGTACATGGTGCAGATCATGGACTTTGAGTTTATATCTGTCGATTGCATGTACTTTGAAGAGAAGTCAAACAGATACGGGAACACTGGTTTTTACTACGAAGGATTCGAGTACAAAGAAAGAGCTGGCTCTGTATATGAAAGAAAGCCTTACAAGCTCGAAACAGAGATGGTGTATGGTGGAACCTACATACTTGGAACAAAGCACGTTATCAAGTACGGTAAGGTAGCCAACGTACCTAAAAACATCCACGATCTTTCAAGATGCAAGATGTCTTTCTCTCCAGTTGCAACCAACCTTAAAGACAATATGCCTAAGTCTATGGTTGACAGCTGTGTAGGTTTTGCAGACATGCTTCAGATAACGCACTTGAAGCTTCAGCAAGCTATCGCCAAGGCTAAGCCAGATGGATTGATTATTGACATTGAGGGGTTGGAAAATGTGCAGCTCGGTAAGGGCGGTGAGCTTCAGCCACTAGAGCTTCACGACATCTACGAGCAGACTGGCGTATTCTACTACAGAAGTAAAAACCCAGAAGGAGGATTCCAGAATCCACCAGTTCGTGAGATAGGTAATAGCATCCGAAATATTAACGAGCTTATCGGATTGTATAACCACTACTTGCGACTCATTAGAGATACTACTGGCATCAACGAAGCGATGGATGCCTCTTCTCCTAAGGGGGATGCCTTGGTGGGTGTTAGACAGCAAGCTATTGCGGCTGGAAATAACGCCATATACGATATAACAAACTCTTCTATGATGCTCTTCAAGAAGGTTTGTCAAGATGTTGTAAAGTGCATTCAAATCATCCCGCCAGAGTCTGTGCTTATGACGGCATACAAGAATGCTATAGGCGAAGAGAACATGAAGGTTCTTAGCTCATTTAGCGACTTGCCTATGTACAACTTTGGAGTTCAAGTCCAAAAAGAAATGGAGGATGAAGAGCGTCAGTTCTTGGAGCAAAACATACAGGTGGCTTTGGCTCAGAAAGAGATAGATCTTGAAGACGCTATGGCTGTTAGAGATTTAAAAGACATAAACCAAGCGGAGAGACTTCTTGTTGTTCGACGTCAGAAGCGCATGAAGAAGCAGCAAGAGATAGCTCAACAGAACTCTCAGATGCAGGCTCAACAGCAGGCTGCTGCTGCTCAGGCTGCCAGTCAGTCAAGAATGCAAGAGATGCAGATGCAAGCTCAGATTACAGCTCAGGAACTGCAGCTTAAAAACCAGCTGGAAGCTCAGCTTGAACAAGTGAAGCATCAGTTTAGAAAAGAAATTGAACTCATCAGAGCTCAAGCAACGCTTGGATTTAGAACCGAAGAGCAAGAGTTTAAGGAAAAGCTTGAGGTTCTTAAGGAAGACAGAAAAGACGATCGTGTAGATAAACAAGCTGTGGCTCAGTCCAAACTTTTGAGTCAAAGAAAAGACCAGCGCGGCGAGCTTCCAGAAACTAAGCAAGAAACAAATATTAGCGAACTTCTTCAATAATGGCTAACAAGGTAAATTTAGATATAGCTGAAAAGCTAAACATCACGTGTAGAAAGGGCGACACCTTCACGCTCACCCTGACACTAAAGGATTCGTCTGGCACGGCCTTGACGCTGGCCACAAGTGGTTACGAATTTCTCATGCAAGTTCGCGGACCTAAAAACCCAAGGACTCAGCAAAGGCCTTTGATTATGGGTACGTCTACAAAAGGAAGGCTTGCTGAAAAAGATGGTTTTTCTACAAACTTTACTTTCACCACTGACGACAGCGGAAACGTAACCATAACTGCCTCTAACGAAGTCATGGAGAAGGTTGATGCAGGCAAGTACTACTATGACTTGCAACAAATTGTAGACAACGTAAATACTACTATATTAGAGGGTTTGTTTATTGTCAACGACGACATCTCTAAAACAACTCTGTAATGGCAATTACTGTAACAGACTCTGCTGGTAACACAATATCTGTATCTGTATCTGGAGGCACTTCAACCTCCTTTACGACTACTAGCACAGCTGTATCGGTATCTTCACCCACTGAGTCTAGTGTAGAGGTTAAGGCTCAAGGGCCTAAGGGGGATACAGGTGAGACTGGACCTCAGGGCATACAAGGCATACAGGGCATACAAGGCGAGACGGGCCCAGCTGGTGCCGATGGACAGGGTGTACCCGTGGGAGGGGATCAGTATCAACTGCTTAGAAAAGTAAGCGGAACTGACTACGACACAGAATGGGATTACGCAGACAGGATTAATATCGAAGTAAGATTTGATGAGGCGGTGTCAAAGGGAGACCCTCTTTATGTGACTGGATACAACAACGGTCAAAACAAGATCACCGTCGCAAAGGCAGATGCTTCTGACTCATCTAAGATGCCGTCGATTGGGTTGGCGTTTGCAGATTACTCTCAAAACGACAATGGTCAGGTTACGTGCATAGGAAGTCTTGAGGATATTGACACTCAGGTGGATAATGACTTTCAAGAGGGGGATGTGATTTACGTGGCTTCTGGAGGTGGGCTAACCAATGTCAAGCCCACTGGCACCAACCTCATTCAGAACGTAGGCAAGGTAGGTAGGCGTCAGCAAAACAACGGCGAGATTGTTGTGATGGCTATCGGTCGTTCTAACGACGTGCCTAACATTCCCGAGGGACAGACTTGGATTGGTAATGCAAGTGGTGTAGCCACACCAACTACTCTTGCTGATGTAGCCACTAGCGGGGCTTACTCTGACTTGAGCGGAACCCCATCCATCCCAGTGTCAGGCGTTGACTTTGATCCCGTTGGCACCGACAACAGTACAGACGTTACACTCGCTGGCGCTTACAACTACCTCACGCTTGCTGGTCAGGAAATCACGTTGGGTCAAGTAGATTACACTACGGATGTATCCAACACACCTACGATTCCTACTTCAGGCGTAGACTTCGATCCCGTTGGTACAGACAACAGTACTGACGTCACGCTTGCTGGCGCGTACAACTACCTTACGCTTGCTGGACAACAGATTACGCTTGGCCAAGTAGATTACACAACAGACATATCTAACACGCCGACTATACCTACTTCTGGCGTAGACTTTGACCCTGTCGGTACAGACAACTCCACTGATGTAACTCTTGCAGGAGCCTATAACTACTTGACGCTTTCTGGACAACAGATTACTCTCGGACAGGTAGACTACACGACAGACATATCTAACACCCCTACAATCCCAACCTCAGGGGTTGATTTCGATCCTGTAGGTACGGACAACAGTACGGACGTTTCAATCAACGCGAACGCGGGCGACGTTTTGAGTATGGGTGCGGGTCAAGTGCTTGGCTCACAAGATGCAGGAGCCGACAAGCTCGTCTTCTGGGATGACTCTGAGGGCAAGCTTACTTACGCTACGATTGGAACTAACCTGACTATGACGGCTGACACTCTCAGTGCGTCAGGAGGAGGTAGCGGAACAATCACAGCTCTTAACAATCAGGCAGAAAATAGATTAACCACTATTGGCGCGACAACCACAGAGTTGGATGGTGAGGCAAACCTGACTTTTGATGGTACGACGCTCACCGTGTCTGGCGAAGTAAGAGCCGAGCAGATATATGTTGATGCTATATTCCCAGCCTCCCCGTCAAACGGGCACTTTACAGATGGAGCTAGAATAGGTAGAGGATTCTTTACTTCTGGAGCGATTACTGCTGGCTCTCTTTACATACTCGGAGCCTCTTCATGGACACTTGCCGATGCTGACGCTGCTAGTACTGGTTCTGGACTTTTGGCTGTAGCTACAGACGCAGGAAGTGCTGCCGAAGTTGTTCTAGAGGGAGCCGTAAAGCTTGGGTCTAACACTGGCTTTAGTGGGGCTTCTAAAGGCGACGTTCTATATCTGTCCACGACAGGAGGCGAGGTCACAACAACCGCTCCTTCAGGTACTGGAGATATAGTTCGTGTCGTTGGGTACGTAATTGATGCCACTAACGGGGAAATTTATTTTAATCCTGACAATACTTGGCTTGAGTTATGAGTAAGATTATCGGTGTTGATGCAGCTAACATTGATGGTATCTCAGGTATTGGTACTGGGTCTGAGGCTCACGTACTAACCTATCCGTCAACTGGGACAATCGCTTACGGAGGACTTTCGCTTACTAGCTTTCCATTTGATTGGGCCACGTTCTTCAGCGATATCCCAGCTTACGCCTATGAGCTGTCAACCAATCAGTTTACCAAGATACAGCAGAATAGTGGCCACATACTCGCGCTAGATTCTAGTAACAATCTTTACCACAAGACTAGCGATGACA